AACCATTCAGGATCAGGAACTTCCTTAGGTTGTTTTGTTTTCTTATCTATTACAGGATTGCCTTTGTCATCAAAGATACCTTTTAGTGTATGAAGTTCTTGTGTAATACCATTGTATTGTGTAACATTCTCTGCCAATAGTTGTACAAAGTCTGTATCACTACTAACAATACAATGTTCATCATTAGGGTGTTTGTGTACCCAACGTGCAATAATATCATCTGCTTCTGCAATTTCACATCTTAATACAGAACAGTTTGTTTTTTCTTTTAAGAACGTTGTAAGGTCGTCAAATGCCTCCCAGAACAATTTATCTTCTTCTTGTTCTGCTTCAGTTAAGGCTTGACGAGCGACTGCTCTATTCTTCTTATAAGGCTCATAAAAGTCTTTACGCCAACTACGTCCTTCCAAACAAAATACTACATGATCCGCTTGTTGCTTTTGCCAGCATTTAAGAACGGCATTCAATGTAATATGTACTGCTAGTCCTAGTTTCTCCCAACTATCACTGCCTCTAAAGGCAACGTGTCTTGCTCTAAAGAATGTGTTGGCTGTGTCTACTAGTAGATATTTTGTCATTGATTCCTCTTATTTGTCATTTAAAACGTCTGGTGTAATAGCATCTACAATATTAACGGCTGTGTTTACAGTTGCTTTAGCAGTATAGATAACTGTACTTGTAGTTGTATCAACTACGGCTACTGTTGTACTACAACCTGTTAATAATACTATAAATGTCAATCCTAAGATTAATTTTTTCATAGTTACATTGTAAGCAATTTTGTTGTTTCTGTCAAGTGCTGAATTAGTTTCTCACCAATAAGACGGTGTTGGTCAATATTTAAATTAGGCAAAGTTAATGAATTATCATAATCGATATAATTTTTCTTCATCGCGTCGAACTTTTTATCTAAATAATTGTCTTTTTTAAACACTGAATTAATTTTAGCTCTGCCTCGAACTTTTGGAACATACTCTCCAATACTAGTTCGCAATATATCAATAAATTCGTTAGAAGTGTCTAATCCTGATAGTAAAGTCATTTTAAGTCTGTTATCGTGATATCTAGGATTATTTTTAGCATCAATATAGTTTTGTATTTCTGTTGTTTTAATTTGTTTTCTTCTGTAAATGTCATCTATCCAACGATTCATTTCTTTACAACAATGTTCCGTTATAATAAATCTATTATTATAATTTGCAGTTTCATTAATTACATTTTCTAGTTTTTTAAGTTTTTGAAAAACTGTTATATGATCGTTGTCTGTTGCTTTATTAATTTTATCTAGGGATTCTCTAACTTTAGATACATCTTTTCCTTTATGTAACATCCATACCGCTTTGTCTATATTAACTATATCCGTGGGATTTAAACTGAATAAATTTAATTTACCTTTCGATCCAGGTAAGTCAATTATAAACCAATTAATATCATCTGAATTATCATTAATATTATTTTTAATGATTTTTATCGATTGGTCGCATACACCTCCTAGTGTAAAGTTTTTATCGATAATGTAATAAACATATGCATCCATTTCTTTAGCAACACTATCAACCCATGAATCATATAAAATGTTAGGGTTTAGTGGTAAATTCTTTTTAGGCCATCGCTCATCATACGAACCGTCAGATTGTGGTACAATATGTAAATCACTTATGGCAAATACTTTGTTATTTGTTTCAATCATATTAATTTTAAAAATTCTTTTGTTAATGTTTTGTTTGCTAGTTTATCAAAATAACCTTTACGATAAGGCTTATGAGTTTTAGATAGAATCTCAACAATACTTTCATTTAGGAAGGAAACATTTTCAGGTAAGTTTAATTCTAAACTTTCTAAATGTGTAGTTCTATATAAAACTACTTTCTTTGTAATAGTACTTATCTTTTTAACAAAGTTTTCTAGCATAGCAATCTGTGGTTCTATTGCTATTCTATCTCGCATTTCGCATATTTTTAAGTATATGTTTTCTTGTGATTGGGATAGATATATTTCATCTTTACCATCTAAAAATAGATATTCATGTGTAAGAAACTTAACATCATCTGTAATACCGAACATTGTTCTTATTTGTAAGTCATCGTCAAAGTAAACAGATTGTAAATCAGGTATACCAATAAATGCTATAACTTCTTCATTACGAGCTCTTATATCTGTTTCGTAATGACTATAACTATCAGACATCTTTTGTATTGTAGTTCTATGATGTGCTTCTGTTATAGTACTTGCTTTATATAATTCTGCTAGTTGATTTACAAAACTTCCTGGTCTATTATCAGGATGTTCTCTTTCAACCATACTAAAATATTTTTTATCTTCGTGTGCGAATCTACATAAGTTTACAGTACAACAACCGCTAGAATATCCATCACCGAGATTATAAAATATCATCTTACTTTACTTCTGTTCTACCGTCGCCTAAGTCAGTAGTTTCTACAAAACCACTTCTACCTTCAGTGTTATACTGTTCCCAAGTACTTAATGCAACATTCTTACAAACTTGATTGAACCATTGGTCAACAATGTCTTCATCACTTGCACCATTGAATCCTTTGTCTTTTAATTCTTGTACAAAGTATTCATTCCAGTCTAATTCAAAAGCACCTTGTACTGGATTGTTAGCATCGATATCTAAACCAATCACTTCAACGTAAGGTTCTTTGTTTTTAGTTGCTTGGGCTTTGGCTTCAGCAGAGTTCTTTGGTGTTTGAGCAGAAATAGTTTTTTCTAACTTCTTCTGTGTACCGAACATTTTTTTAATAAACTCCATGCTTACTCCTTTTGTTAATATCCGCTTTTTCTAATAGCATCAATATCTAATATTTTATTTTCTTTTTTATAATGCTTTCTTGGCATATGTATTTTAGGTCCCCCAGGCATTTCCGAATAGGCTGATGTGTAACCTTGGGGTAAATCGCCATCCTCTTTCCATACAGATGTTTGCGACTTCTTGGACGTTAAGATTGTATTCTTCACTTCTACCACCCAACGGCATAAGATAGACAGGACATTCGATACCTGCGGCTTTATATTCTTCAACAGCCTTCCCAGCCTCGTCAATATCAGTTCTATCAGCGACAACAAACTTAAGATACATATCACTATTAGATACACTGCTATAATTAACAGCCACATTAGGCTTGATAGCAGTATTCCAAGGCTCTCCGCTAACACTGAGTTTTGGGGAACAAGACCAAGTGACTTCAAACCTTGTTTGCTTGTCGAGATAGTTTCTAAAATCTTCATGTAAAAGTTGTGTAGTATTTGTTTCAAATGTGACATTTTTTAAGTCCTTCATTTTAGGATGTTCAAACAATTCAATATAAAGCCTTTGCCATGCTAACAAAGGTTCACCACCTGTCATAATTAAGTGTATATCTTGTCCGTTATCCTGTGTCCACTTCCCATTAGGAGTTAGACTAATCAAATGTTCAACAACTTCATCTACACTTTTTAACATATTAAAATGTTTAAACTCAGGATAGATACTTGCATATGTATCACAACCTGTGTGTATGATTGGCAAGTCGTTAAACTCTTTTGTATCTTTGTGTACATTCTTATCTAACAAGCCTTGCACTTCAGCATTATGAATTACACCTTGTTTTTGTTTCTCGTCTCTCATTTGTTCACCACGTGGCAAACCAAAATTCATACAACGAAAGTTACAGCCAAAAGTTCTTAAAAATACACTAGGTACTCCTACATATTTACCTTCACCTTGTACACTGTAAAATGCTTCACTGTATCTTAGTTTCATTACACAAACCTATCTATAATTTCTGTTACAGTTACAAATAATCCGTAACTAAAAATACTAAAAAGTACTATAAAGCCAAACACACTAGGATCGTCCCAGCCTGTATCATCTTTAAATCCCATACGTCTACAAAACTTGTCAAACATTATGCACCTACCTTAATAGTTTTCTTACCTTGCGGATATTCCATTTCATAAATTGCACTATTGGCACCATGCTCAAAACATTCAACACTCTTAACTCTTACTGTAGGATTAAGTAGAGTACCCTCTAACATACCTTGTTTAAGTATATGTGTTAATTGTAAGAATGCCATTTCAGCAAAACGTTCCGCACCAACACGTGGCACAATTCTAACATTTGCTAAACCTTTGGCGTGTAATTCTTCTAATGCTCCTCGTTGTGGATCATCTTCTGCAACCACAAGTGTATGATCAAACATTTCTTCTAACCAATTTTTAAACTTTTTAAGTCCACCAAAGTCCATTACCCAGTTACGTTCATCAAGATTATCACATTCAAAGATAACTTTAAAACCTAAACTGTATCCATGTATTAATTTACAATGGCTATGTTCTGCTCGCCATTGTCTAAATGCACAACTCAAACCTCTGTCATTGTTGTACGTTTTTGTACTGTAAAATTTACCCATTTATTGCTCCAATTAAATTACTATTATACATTATATTTAGGCCCGTTGTCAAGGTTAATGTTAATAATCCCATACATCACATACATAACCTTTGCCATTTGTATCACCAAAATCACCATCTAATGTTTCGCCATTATAAAGGATTTCTGTAATAATGTTATCGCCATTGGGCATTTCTATTGCTTTGATATCTAGTTTAGATACATCAAATGGCTTTCCGTTTGTTTTGAGATACACATCATTAAACGTACCTTTTTCGATACTCATACCATAAAAGACGTAATTGTGACCATCTTCGTCTGCTAATTTATCTAAATCAAAGTAATCTTGGTCTACTTCTTTATTGTTTCGTTCTAGTAGTTTATCCAAGTCTTCATTTTCACATACAGTTTCAAGCCACTTACTACCCCATGATTCATTTTCAACTTCGTCAACTTCTATCCGACAAGATTCAAATGTAACACCATTCATATGTTCAATGTCATCTTTTTCATACCACTGTTGATGAAACTCGTGCTCCATATCATATAAGAAGTCTGCTTCTTGTGGAATATCAACGTGCTTACGAAATTCTTCTGCATCTACCATATAACTATCTAGGCTATCATACTCTGGATGGTCAAGTTCTATTTCACCTTCTTTAACTTTATTCCAAAACTCGTATGCTTCTTTTGTGATGCGACCGTATACAGATTCGCCACCATAACCCCACAGTCTAATACGATAATGTCGTACTGGCTTTTTAATTGTTTCAATAAGTTCTTCGTGTGCTTCTTCTGTAGTTTGTACATCAGTTACGTTAGACACTTTGAAACTACGCCAACCTTTTGCATTCAAATCATATACGCCAATATTTTCTAGTTGTTTAGCACTAGGTTCTTTTTTAGGCTTATCGCTTTTAGGCATATGCTCTTCTGGAATCAAACTAGGATCGAGTGTGCAAGTCATAATACGTTGTTCACCGTTTAGTTTGGTAAATGTAATAACAGACTCCTTTGTACGAAGTCGTTCCATAAGTTGTTCTCTATTGTAATTCATTATCGTTTCCTGCTTCTAAATCCATACTCTGCCACTGGTTGTCGTCCCAATAATTGAATATATCAAAAAAACCTTGTTGCATAATTGAACTAGAATGCAAACTTTCGTTTGCCCATTTTTTAATCTCTGCGATTTGATCTTCGTTTAACTCTGCAACATCTTCAACATTATAAAAAGAACACACTTGCTCTGATACTCTGTCGTAGATATCATTCTCTACTTGTTCTTCATGTTTGTGGACTCTATTCCATTCAAAAGCCATTACTGCACCTCTTTTACTTCGTCTAATGCTTTATTCAAAATTTCAAATATCTTTGTCTGCATTTGGCTCTTTTGAGATTCAATTTTATTAGTTGAATTTAATTCAATTTGAGTTACAGCCAAAGGTTTCATAAATCCTTCTGGATTAACCATTTCAGTGTGTAAGTCCTTAACCATAACAGCCAAGTAAACTAACAAACCAAAAATAGATAGATTAATAACTACATTAATCCTACTTGCTATATCTTTTTTCATTTGCTTTCCTCCGTGTTCATAAGTTTAAGTAATTTCTTTTTACTAGATGCTTTGTAAATATTATCCATATAAATTATTTGTGTTGGAAATATACCTGCATCTTGTCCTTTTTCCCAATTAGTGTCTAAACCATTATGTGATAAGAATCTAGTAATACCTGTTTGATATATTCCTGCTTTAATATAAAATCCTTTGTTTCCAGATCCTGATGTTTTACCTTTGTAATCAACTTTTAGTTCATCATTAACCCATATTTTATAAAACCCTTTGTCATCATGTTTTGACATAGTCACATTCATAATAATATGAGTCCACTTCCCTTTCATATCATCAATGTTCATAAGTGTTGTTTTACGAAATGGATAAGGTATTTTAGGTCTTCCGTGAATTAAAAGATGTGCTATGATATTACCATTGCCGTCATCTTCCATTTTAAAGGAAGGACCTTTACCTTTTTCATATAATTGAAAAAAGGAAGTTATAGTAGGATATATGGATTTAAAATCTTCTGGTATATAAATGCTATAAGATATCCATTGATCCGAGCCATACCATTTCTTTCCACTGAGCTCGCTTCTCATTCTGTCTTGCCCACCGCCATAGCCGTCGTACTCTGTACCACAATCTGTGTATGTACCCCACTGATCATTACCACAATCAAATGGAATAGCAACAAATTTATAAGATTTTTTACCTAATACAGGTTCACCAGATCCTGCTTTTACAATAGAATAAGATTTACCTATTTTGCCTGATGCAACACTGGGTTTTAATTCTTGATTGCTTAAATCATTATTACCAAAGGCATATGCATTAGAAATACCTAATGCAAATATTAACACAACTGTTGATAGTATCTTTTTCATTATTGTACCTCCATATATGTTTCTGACAATTCACCTTTTTCAATTAACTCGTCTTGGATTTCCTGTGCAGTTAAATCTGCATAACCGTTTTCCTGTCTCCAGTCAATCTCGTCTTCTATGTGATGCATTCTCATAATATCTTTTGTACCAATGCCACCTAGGCCCAATTTAAGTTCGTTTAACTCTCCCCTTAAATCTTCTATCTCCATTTGTTCTACTTTTTTATACATATTTCTCCTTCTTTTTATTGTATAATAATAACACAATATACAGATTTGTCAACTACTCCCAAGGGTAAACTAACCACACATCCTCTTCATTTTTGTTAACTTCATGGGCAGAATAGTGTACATTTCCAAAATTACTACCCAAATTCTCTGTTAAAACTGCAAATCTTACATTTTCACCAAATATTTGATCCCATAAAGGACTATTAGGTAAGCAGGATTGTTTCCAATCGTTTACTAGCCATTCGAACGTAGCACCAGTATCATTAATATCATCTATGATTAAAATGTTTTTCATTTTGTCTGGATCGTATTTGAAAGAACCCATTTCAACGTTGTACTCTTGTGAGTCATCATATCCATATGCATCTTCACTCATCCAAAGATTACTTTCTGGTCCACTATCGAGTCCACCAGTATCTCGCAATCTAATATCAATTGTGTGCATTGGAATACCTGTTCTATTACTCATCATAATAGCAGGAACAAGTCCACCTCTTGTAATACCAACAATATAGTTTGGTCTCCAAGAATCGTTATACATTTGAGTAATAAGACTAGTTGTCATTTTCTCAATGTCTTGCCAGTCATAAACGTGTTTCTTAACTGTCATCTTCATCTTCCTCTTTTGGGTTACCTATTAATCCTTCTAAACTTTTATAATGGTCATAGGCTTCTTTTAGTGCCTCCCACTTCTCAAGTTTTTCTGGATCAGGAACAAGTATTGCTAACCTGTCCTCTATAGTTTTTAATCTTTCTTTTACGTGGTCTAAATCAGTTGGTTCTAATTTCCAATCATAATCTTCAATACCAGAACCTGTCATAGATAAATCCAATCCTGCAGGACTTGTATTATTATAACCAATATCTATTGAAGGACTTAAAGTAGTATCAAATGTATAATTGTAACCATTATGGTTGTTATAAATAGAATCGACATTTACTTGTATTACGTCATCACCAAAGTCAAATTCTTTTTGTTGCTTGTCTGTTGTCATACATTATCTCCTAAATGTGTTTTATGATCTACCCAAGTATAGTTAATTACATCTATGCCAAGTGTTTTATCATAAACGTATTTAGGTATAACAAATCCCCAATCCTTTTTCTTCTTACCAGGAATAAAAATAGTCCAAGGTGTAACACCTGGTTCTAGTTCTACTCTATGCATACTGTTTGCTTTAGCACTTCTAAAAGTAAAAGGACCTCTCCATGTTCTACTGGAACCTACTACATTACCTTGGTCATTTAGAATTGGATACCATTCCCAATACCCACCTTTAATAATAAATGTTGAATAGTTCCAAGGGTGATCGTGTAATTCATCTGGATCACTTTTTAAGAACTTATGTAGAAAAATATTAAAAGGAAATTTGTTTCTGTCTTTTAGAAACAAATAGTATCTTTCTAAATAAGGTTCTCCAGTTTGTCTGTCGTTAATAATTCTATAACGACCTAACCAAGTCATTAACTTTTTAAACATTTTACTCTACTTCCTTCCCACATTTCTGATTGTTCATAACGTTCAACCCATTTTAAATGTGCAGGTCTCATGCCATGCTTATCAGTCATATTAGTTACTTGTTCGCCTTGCAATTCTAATAGTAATGCTTCGTGTGGGTGCATGGCTTTAATCATATTACCTTCAGCCCAACTATAAACACACCAATCATCTGGATAAGTTTCAAACTCTGGATCCAGTCGTTGATTAAGATAATGCTCCTTTAATTGCTGACGCATCATCTCAATCTCTTTGTCTGAATACACTCTTTTATTTTTATTAGAATTTCCAGCCAATGCTTACTCCTGCATTTAGTTCTTCAAAGCCACCTGTTCTCTTTTCAGCGAACACTTTGAAATCTACATTGTCTTTATTATACTTGTAATAAGCAGTAAAGTCAATGTTTCTTTGCTCTGTTTTCATATTAATTGTAGTATCTGTATTGATTACTTCACCATCTAGTGTTCTAGCAGTAGGTACACTATAAGTCATTTTAGCATCTTCAATAGTAACCGGTTGACTTACTACTGCACCAAAACCGTTTTTCTCTGCACCTAGTGTCCAAGTACTACTAACAACACCACCAGCATCTTTCAACATACTCCAATCATTACCATATTTGTTTTTGGTATAACCTAAACCAAATTGACCAAACACTTCAACGTTTTCATATGTTGCACTGTAATTCAAGTTAGCATAAGTTGTGTATGAATTCTCAAGATTACCATATGCACCTGTTTGTGTATTTGCAAGATAACTTTTATCTTCTGCAAAGAATCCAGGTTGTACACTCCAGTTAGCATTAATAGGATATGCAAACCAGTTAATGTGTTGTTCATTGTTTGTATAACCAACATAGTTGTTTGTCAAAGACAATGTGCTAGTAAAGTTGTTTGCCCTTGTATCAGTTTTAACAACGTTACTCATATCTACATAATAATCTCTTTCAAAACTATCAAGTACCATTACACTAGAAAGTTCTGCCAATGCACCACTACTACCTGAAGCATAACCAGATACTGTTGAAATGTTACCATCTGTTCTACCACTAGTAGGAATACCCGTTGCTCCTACTGGTTGTGTAGCAGTATCCATATCCAACAAACCTTGTCCGTGTACATTCTCATCATAACCTGCAATAGTTTTATCAGCAGTTTGTGTAAGAAGTTTTACAAGGTTCTTACCTTTCATATGAGGCCACATTTGATGTATTACTGCCAATGCACCTGTTACGGCGGGAGCCGCCATACTAGTACCTGACATATGCAAGTAACCATCACCGTTGTTGTCTGTACTGTAAACACTTGTACCTGGAGCAAGGATGTAAAAGTCTTTAATCTCTGCCGCATCTTTACAAGTATCATTTACATAAGTTGTACATACTGTACCTGCTTTGTTACTGAATCCTGAAATCTTTTTGTTAGCAATATCCCAACTACCAACAACAATCATTTGTCCATCTAGGATCAAATTACCATTGTCATCAGTTGCAGTTGCCATTTGGTTCATACCAGCACTGTAATCTGTACCTTGGTTACCAGCGGCTTTAACAAGTACCATTTCATTACCAAGTGATTGTTTCCAATAACCTGCTTCTGACTTGGCACCATTATAACCGTTTTGTCCATAATACCAATGTGTACTATACCAGTTACCATCAGCACCTTTTGTAAGACTTGCTTTGAATCCGTTGTCCAACCTTACTTCAGCACTAACGTTAATTGCAATAGCACCATGCTCTTTACCCCAAGCCGCGGCGTTCCTTGCCCTGCTAAAACTATATGAAGTACTATCAGTTACTTTAGCAATCATCATCTTAACATCAGGAGCAACACCAATCATACCAGTGTCATTCATTTCTGCACCAGTAATACCAGCAACGTGTGTACCATGTCCATTGATATCACTTACATCTGTTGAACCATCTATAAAGTTTTTAGTACTGTGAATTTGGTTATCCAAATCTTTGTGGTTAATGTTTGTACCACTATCAGCAATAATTACAATACTACCTTTACCAGTCCAACCTCTGCTCCATGCCGCATCAGCCTTAATAGCCGCCAACAAATTATCTGCTTCGTAGTTAGCAAGAGCCATAAACTCTTCTGTTCTGTAAAGGTTAGCATCTTTAATTGCACCGTCTGTTGGTGTACCTAAATCGCTATTAGTGTACTCGACAGTTTTATAGTTAACAGTGTCATTATTACTATCATCATTACCATTATCTGCATTGTCATTGTTTTCCTCTTCGTTATTTTCTTCTTCGTTATTTTCTTCTTCTACAGGTGTGTCGCCATTCTTTACATACTCATATGTAATTACAGGACTTACTGGAACACTAACTGTTTCAGTTTCTGTTGTTTCAACAACTTTAACTGTACCATCACTCATAGTAACGTGATAGATTACATTCCAAGTTTTTTCAACAGTTTCTGAATAGTTAGTTTGTACTCTATACTTTGTACAAGAACCTGTATATGTAGAACCATCTGTAAGTGTTTGGTCAACACAATCAACTTCACCGTGTAATGATTTACTTACACCAGTTGCTTCTTTACCAATAACTTTTTGATTAACAAGTTCGTTTTTAACTTTCTCCCTAGAAACTTCTGTTGCTTCTTCGGGTACTTCAGGAGTTTCTTCTTTTTCTTCTTCCTTGTCATCTACCGGAGGAGTTTCTTCTTTTTCTTCCTCTTCTTTTTCTTCTTCTTCAACAATAGGAACAATATCAGTCTTTACATCATCAACTGACTTTTCACCTTTACCAACTGCAACGAAATCAATTTTGTCTTCGTTTTCAGCAAAGGCTTTTACATCTAAATATTCTGAATGTTCATCATCAAACTTACCAGAGTCTACAATACCCTGCCAAAAGTCTTCTTTACCATCATAGAAAACTTTTTTGTAACCTTTAAGTTTGTCCCAAGCAGTATCAAGTGACATAGTCTGACCATCTACTGTAACTTGGTATTTTGCAAACTCACTTGTATCTAAGTCTGCATTAGCATTCATCCATTTAAAAACTTCAACTGCTTCAGTGGCAGTCATTTTACCATCAGCAGTAACATCTCTCAATACTGAAAGTTGTGCAAAGTTATCTGTAGCAAGTGTATCAAAACTTACTGTACCAATATTAATTGGAGTTGGAGCACTAATATTGACGGAACCACCGCCACCTCCACCGCCACCACAGGCAGTTAGTGCCAGCATACTTACCATTGATGTAATTGCTAGTGTTTTATTTTTCATCTAACTCTCCTTCTAAGAAAATAAACCAATTATAAAGAAGAATGTGAATAACCAAAATGCTACCCACAAACTTCCAGTAATTAAATTAACTATGGCGTTCATTACGCCGCCTCTAACATTTGCATTGGAACTGTGTAAACTGTGCCAATAGCACCATCAGTTTTAACCAAACATTTCTTTTGGTTAACTTTTGTAATAGTACCCAAAGTCTTTTTAGTCTTTTGCACAATGTAAACTTTCATACCAACTGTTAGTGTTGATTTTGCATTAAGAACTTTAACTTCATTTACAAAACTTGATAAAGCATTAAGTTCTGCTAACGACATTGACATAATTTCTTTTTTAAGATTTGCATTCATATTACTTGTCTCCTTTAATAAGAATTAATGAACCAGTGATAAACATAGTAACACCAATAAACGCCGCCATCAGTGTTTCACTCAATGTGTTTGCTTGATCCATACATTTACCATCACAGTCACCACCGGCACCTGCCATAGCAATAAGACCCATAACTAACAGAAAAACACCAACTGTTTGCATTACTTTATTCATTGTTTTCATTTAACTCCTTTTGTTTAACTTACTTTATTATAGTAGCATATAATGGAAATCTGTCAACCTTTTACAGACAAAAAACCCATAAAAAAAGCCTTGATTTACAAGGCTTTTTAATCTTTTTTATAAAAAATAGTAAATTATTCGTTACTAATTCGCTTGTTTAAGCGATATTGATCCTGTAATTTGAGGTATTTCTCGTATTCTTCACGTAATTCTGGGTATTCTCGCATTAGTATCCAGTCTGGAAATGGGCCTTCTTTCCATACATCATCTGTATATGCTTCAGTATCCGACATAGTTAATCCATGTGCTTCTATGACTTTTCTAACACTTGAACCCATTTCTCGTTCGTATACTGTTTTACCGCCGTCTGGTGATTCGTAAATTTTAGGTTTTTCCTTGGGCATCTTTGTACTCAAAGTTTTGAGTGTGGTCATTAATAGTAATTAATTTAGCACCATTTCTAATATGGAAATGTGTAGCCATAGGAGTAATAGGACTTAATGTAACTACTCTTTTAATGTGTGGCATTTCTTTATCAATAAACTGCTTTAGTTTTAGGATAATTTCTCTGCCTGCTCCACGTTTACGACTCCATACTGTATATGCAATCGCTATTGTTGGGTTTTCTTCTATACTAGATATCTTACTCATAAGTTCTAGTTCTTTTTCAGTAGTAGGAACTTCACTGGTAAAGGCTACGCAGACAATACCTTCTATACTATCTTCGTATTTGAGTCCATAGATTTTTCTGCCATACTCTGTTCTAAACGCCAAATCTAAATTTGGACGAACAGGATCTTCTGAAACATCAATGTCTTGTAACTCAACAAGTTCTGTTCCTTTAACCCATCTAAAGAAATTATCTAACTTGCCTTTATACTTTTGCATCATAGAAATCCTAAACTATCTCTTCTACTATGCCGAGGGATTCGGCAACAATTAAAAGCACACCTGCCCACAATAGTGATCCGAAAAGGAGTGATACTCCTGCACCAATTCTTACTACACTTTTGACCAAACTGACATAAAAATGGCCCTTGCCCGGATCCTTGCCGGCAGGTGTGATCCCTGAGGATTCTTCTTCGTTCTTTGGAACGTAAACTCTTTCTGGTATTGGCATACTTGACATTTTACTCCTTATCTTTTTCGCTATGTATCATAAATCTTACAAGTCCGTAAAAGACAAGAACACTAACAGGTACGCCTATAAAAAATAAACCTAATAATTCCATATTATCTTTTTATTGGTTTTCTTTTTTTAGACTGCGTTTTTCTTGCCTGTCTTTGTTTCTTCATATGGTTTTGTAACCATTGATGATCCTTATCCATTAATACAGATCCATCTGAATAGATATGCATTGTCTCAGGCTTTGTAGTCTTTATTTGTTTATTCATTAAAGTCCTTATATAGAGTATATTTTGCAGTCAACTCTTCTCCTGCTTTGATAGGTTTTACTGTAATCAAATAACATACAGGTATCTGATGCCAAAAACCTCTAACGTTTTTACAGTTAGGTTCTTCTGAGTGATTGTAGAAAGCACCTAAGGCAGTTCGTATAGCACCATGTGGAAAGTTCTTATTCATAATATGAACTATACCTAATACCATATCGGCATCAAAGTCTTTTGTAGCAAAGAGTCCTAGCCCTTGTACATTAGATTCTTTAATAGTTAATCCGTCTGGTAATGGTCTATACATTATTCAAAATCTGCTCTTACTATGTGCTTTCTCAATGCTCTAACAAGTTCTTCGATTTTATCTATTACTGCAATCATATCTCTATCAGTAATATATTTTTGTTTTTCTCTTAACTTGTCATACTCTTTTAGAGGTATAGTTACAGTACTTTGTTCATTTTCAAAAGTATGATCTACATCTCTGTCGTCAACACTTGTCATAAGTTCCTATCTAGGAGCGAACTCCTGTTGTAGTTTAATGTTATCCATAAACTCTTTTTTAGTACCCATGTCTTCAGTAAAGGCACCGCGAAGTACAGTTGTTTGTGTTAAACTACTGTGAGCACCAATACCTCTGTTTTCACAACAACCATGTGTTGCTTGTAAGTAAACACCTACGTTAGAACTTCCTGTTGCTTTTTGTATTTCATCAGCAATAACATTATTAAGTTCTTCTTGTAGTGTTCCACGTCTTGCACACCATTGTGCAATCCTTGTATACTTGGATAGTCCAATTAGTTGCTCTGCCGCAATAATTCCAATATATGCTACACCACTTACTGGTTGGTGGTGATGCGAACATACACTTTTAATTTCGCTTCTTACAACCAACATACCTTTATAACCATTTTCTACATGATTAGGAAATGCAGTTGCATTGGGCATTGGATTATAACGACCAGACATGAGTTCGTTAATATACATCTTTGCAAGACGTCTACCTGTGTCCATACTATTAGGATCAGTATGTCTATCAATAACTAATCCATCTAATACAGATTCAAATTTTGGCGTGAGTTCATCGATAAGTTTTTGCTTATCACCTTCTTCAAGGTATTGACTAATATTATCTCCAGCCCAATAACGACCGTTACCGGACTCGATTCGCTTTTTAATTGTTTCGCTTATGCTCATTAATTTCTCCTAGTTATACACGGCGAGACGTGTTTTTATATTGTATGATATTATTTAGGCAAATGTCAAGCAAAATATTTGTTTAACATCTCTAATCTATCATGTGCAGTAGCCATTTTATCCAATTCTTTTTGAATTGTTTCAATGATATCACTATGCTCACCGATGCCTACAACCTTCTGCATATAGACTTCGATGTTAGTTTGATGTAGTTTAATCTCTGCTTCTGCGTGTGCCTTTGCGGCTTCGATTAATTGTTCTTTCAACATAACACTCCATTACTTTTTATAGTTGCCTTTATCAGGGATAACGTGTCTTACACCACCCCTTGGGTCTTTCATATCGCCTTTACGTCGTGGTATTAAATGAACGTGTGGATACATAACAGTTTGCCCTGCTTCTGTACCTACATTTTGTCCAACGTTGTATGCATCACAATATCCGTTTTGCACCCAATCATATCCCCAACCATAGGCGGCTTTGTAACACTTTTCTAACTTGTCCCAAGTTTCTTCTTTAGGAACAAATAGTATGTGTCCTTCTGTAACAGGAAAGCCATCTTTAAATACTGTATAGTCTCTAGTATCTATAACAACGTCTTTCCAAGGTACTTCATTAAACTGCATCAACACTATCCTTAATTGCTTGATATAGTTTAGTACCATCAAAGAACTGTTCAAGTTGATGTTGCAACTCTACGTTCTTTAATTTGTATTCATCATAATTTTCTACCATGTCTTTAATCTTATCAACTAGTTTCCATGGATTTTTCTTTAAGTCATCGATGCTAGTTGTAAGTTCATTTGCATATTTAAATTCATTTGTATACATTTCATAGTAACTTAATCTATCAGGAACTAAAGGTAATGCACCTACAAGACTACCTTCATATGCACCAATGCCTAATGTTTCTTGTAAGTTTGCACTAAACACAATCTTAGACTTTGCAAGTAACTGATGATACTCGTCTTTAGATAATTGCTTTTCTTGTGCAAATATAAATTCATAATCTGGAAGTAATGTTGCCAAATGTTCAAATATTTCTGGTTGTTTCTCTGGTGCCATTCTATGTGGAAACAATACAATGTTTTCTTTGTCTTTACCTTTGTATGGAGCCAGTGTACTTTTTAAGTACTCCATAGGCCAACCAACTATTTGCATCTGACCACTTGCTAAATTCTTTTCAATATCTTCTACAGTATTTAGAAAACTTTGAGCAAAAAGGTTTACATGGAATCTTGTTGCAAAGAAGTTATGGTCATAACATTCAAACATACTTGCTTCTGCATAACGTACCCAAGGTTTAGCACCAATTAGTCTACCCAAAAAGTCTGCTGGATCATAACTACCGGCGTGCCACATACCGCCAATTTTAATTTTGATATTTAATAGTTCAGCCATATACTTTAACTGAATTACTGTAGGGTTCCATGCATCTGTATACAAGAAGTAATCACCGTCTTTAACTGTACCACTTGCTACAAGGTTTGCAATTTCCAACATCTGTTGACTTTTATAACTGTTGGTACCGGCAAAGTTTAAAAAGGCGCCTGGTGTTGTAGTTTGCGGAACCTCTCCGCCACTAATTATCTGTACATGGTAATCTTCCTCACCTAAGAAAGTTTGCATCTGTTCTGGCAAGAACTTTTTCCACTGTGCCGTATACCTTGTTTCAACAGGTTCTAAATCAACTATGTAAATTGTTTTCATTAATTTCTCTTTTCTTTGATTGCTTCTTCCCATTTTTCTTTAACGGTTCTGCTATCGTTGTTTTCATATTTAATTTTGTAAGAGTGTTCATGTTCTTTTAGAACTTGAGTACCAAGTATAAAAGCAAATGCTAATACAAATGTTACTACATAAAACTTACTCATGTTCCCCACCTGGATCATTTTTATCAAAATAAACTTTATGTGGATTACCTGCTTTATCATAACCTATAGTATAACCTCTTGTTCTACCTAAACTATGATAACTGCCAAACTTATAATTTAGTTTGCCGCTTTTAATATCATGAAACTGTTTGAATGTATAATACATAGCAAATATAATTGCAATATGTCCAACAACTAATCCAGTCCAAACGTTTGGAATAACCATACCCCAAACTAATAAAGTGAATGCCGTTGACCAAACAAAACTTAATACAGTTAATACTTGTAATCTAACAACTTTAGGTAATGCACGAAGGTCATTTTTCGTATCATCAAATAAAATTGTTGCCGCATTTATCATCCATTGTTTCATAACTAACTCCATTATCTATTTTCGTTTACGCATAGCCTTCCCGTCCCGAATCCATTGATTATATGGACGTCGCTTGTTGGCAATGCTTTTCTGCATATGCCCCCAAGGACTGTTATTTCTGCCGATATCGGCTTCATTGAATGGGTATCCATTCTCAACACAAAATTCACGGTACTCATCAATCTGCTTAAAGATTGTTTCCATGTGCGGTTGCATTTTTTAAGTATCCTCTTCATATACCTATTGGTTCATATAAGCGTCTAGTGTTTTTTTGAACTTACCTGCGTGAGATTTTTCTGCTTTTGCAAGTGTTTCAAACCAGTCTGCAATTTCATCAAAGCCTTCTTCTCTGGCTGTTCTTGCCATACCAGGATACATATCTGTATACTCGTGTGTCTCACCATGAATAGCACTTTTTAAATTTGCTTCTGTTTCCCCCATTGGTTCACCTGTTGCAGGATCTCCAACTTCTTCTAAATACTCTAAATGTCCATGTGCGTGTCCAGTTTCACCTTCAGCAGTTGATCTAAACACACCAGCAACATCTGGAGCACCTTCTATATCTGCCTTTTGAGCAAAGTATAGATATCTTCTATTTGCTTGGCTTTCGCCTGCAAATGCATCTTTTAAGTTTTGTGCAGTTTTACTGTCTTTTAGTTCCATAAAGTTACCTTTATTGTTATTGTTTTTTGTAATCGTATTTGATAAACGATCCATTTTCCCCGTCTTCACTTACTTCAATCCAAACAGAACGCTCAGGGTAACGTTCTTGGATTTTACCAAACAAGTCATCACTCATCATTTCGCAAGACTTGTAATCTAACTCTAATGTCTTCTCCTCATAAAGTTTTTCTAACCAACGTTTAAATTGAATAAATTCAATATCTCTGTCATTATGAAATACATCAATCCAAACTTTGAAATGGAAAATATGTCTATGCGGGTATCCTAAAAACGATACGTCATACTCATCGCCTGTTGCTAGTTTAGGATCATCTAATGCCGCTGGGTATTTGTGAATACCTTCTTTACGGAATGTTACCCAAATCATTTTACTTGCAGATTCTTTTTGTACAGTCTGTGCCTGCTTTACAGCCTGTGTTCTCATATCATCTAACATATCGTTATAGTATTGTCCCATTGTTTACTCTTTTGCAATTTTATTACATTCTTGTTCGTTGGCTTTTAGACCTACGTTCTTATCATATAGCCATACATAACTATATGTCATTTGACCGTCATTAGTTTCAGCACACTTTTTACCAAAACTCAATGCAGGTGTTTTAATATGACCACTACAAGCAGTCATAAGCAATCCTACGGTTGCAATTAGTATTACATTTTTCATTTTATTATCCTTCATATACGTTTATTATACATCTTATTTAGGCAAATGTCAATGCTTTTGTGCATGAAGTTTATCTTTTATACGGAGTTTTTCTTTCTTAAGATCCCTAAGATCCTCTTTAGTACTCCAATCTCTTACGTTATCTCTAACTTTTTCTGCTTCTCGAACTTCTCTTTTAAGTTCTTTATGCTTTTGATGTAGATCGTCTTTCATTTTACACTCCTTTTATTAGATTCGATATTGTTTACAAAAACTCTAACAAGTCTTGAAACATCCACTTCCTCTTTTTTAAGTGTCTTAGGGTTAGTAAAAATTACTTTACTTTTGTTTGCTTCTAGTTGTATACCTATATTAGAAGCAACCACAATAGCGTCATCTGTATGCTTACGCCAATCGTGTGAACTATATGTTGTCATTCTTCCTCCTATTCAATAAATGTATCACCCACGTATTTGTCCCAATCGGAAAAGTGTTCTTTGTTAATACAATTATCTAAAGGAACACACCAAACACCTGGATTCGTTTTATTAAAATCTACATCATCAAATTTAACAGTTGCATTATGACTATTCAAATTCCATTGTTTCCAATAGCCAAGTTTTAAACTCATCATTGGAATAAATCTTCTATATTCAATCCAAGCACATTCTAAAACGCCATCTCCATAAAGCATTAAATCAAAATCAAGTGTTACCCAAAAACCTTCATCAAGTAGCCCACAAATGTATTTGTCCCAGTCGTCCCAATCTCGTTCAGTGTCAGGTCTAAATGTTGTGCCTGTGCCTAAATAGATATGTTTAATACCATTGCCGTGTGCATGGTCTATTGTTCTTTTTAAATCTTGTATACCACATACAAACAAAGTAAGTTTACCAAACATAGGAGTTTTTTCAACTTCTCTGTTAATAAAGAACTTTGCTTTATCAGTTGTAATGAACTTACCATCTTCCGTTTTATATGTTCTCATCATCTGTTTCATTATGCTTGTCCTTTAAATGCAGATTGGTTATGCGAATCTTCTTCTTGTTGTTGTTTAAGTTCTTCTTCGAAGCCTTCTTGCAATAAATCAGATACTGATTTTTCGTCCATTTGAGCTTGTTTTGAATATTCTTCTAGTGCTTGTTCTTCATCAAGCATACGTTGTTTAAATCTTTCTTCTTGTGGAGTGTTTAACCAGTCTTCCCATTTAATAATTAATTCGTTTATCTTACCCATTGGATAATTTTTATGGACAAGTTCTGCTCTATACTCTTTTAATGCTTCAATTATTTGTCTTACTTCGTCCACTTAATGTAACCTCTTGAGTAACCTTCTGGTCTATTGTTACCATCATCGAATGCTTGTTTCCATTCTGTTTCTCTGTCATAACCTTTTGTCCAAAAGTTATCAATGTTTAATATACCAGACTGTATCATGTTTGTTGCATCTTTCATACAAAAATGAAAGTTTGGATTTCTAGGACTTGGAAAGAACATAGTTGCATTCTTCCAAAGTAGTTTACCAAATGTAGTTGTAACACCTTTTTTCTCTGCCGCCAGTACAACAATAGGATTATCTTCTAGTAAATATCCAAAATCAAATACAAGCGAGTTATCATCTTTTAAATCAATAACTACATCATACTTTTGTTTTGGTTCTGTAATTAATCTATCTTCCCAAAACTTTCTGTTGCTAGAACCTAATACATCTACAAACTCATCTAGTTTTAAACTTTTAAGTTTTGTATAAACTACAGTTGCTAAAAAGCCACTACCAATAATTAGTATCTTAGACTTTTCTCTTTTCATTAGTTCATCTAATATTGTCATTACAATATTAATACCACAAGCCACAGGCTCTACAATGTATTTAGGATCTGCTTCAGGCACTACTACATATTCTGTAGGCTTTGCATTATAATAATCTGCATATGCAGGCTCGCCTCTAGTAGCAACAATGTCTCCAACGTTTGCATCTGTTACTTCTTTACCTACTTTAACTACTTCACCTAGTCCTTCATGTCCTTGCATTTCTAAAGGCAATGGACCAAAGTTACCATTCATCATATCAATATCACTACGACATACACCGGTCATTAAAGCCTTAACTTCAATTTCATCTTCTTTAATGTCAGGCTTGTTCCACTCTGTTTCAACAAAGTTACCTGTACCAGTTGTGTGTAATAGTTTTACTAACATAGTTCTTCCATTTGTTCGTGTATCCACATATCTTTTCTAAATTGATCTTCCCAATATGTATCATTATGCAGGTTTTTGAGCCCTGTGTCAATCATTCTTTTATAGGCGTCTTCTGGGCATAATCCAAGGTTTACACGTTCTACGTAACCTAATATCTCAAAGTTTATACCAATATCATCATATAAATCAGTACGCCAATTAGCGAGTAAGTTGTATTCACAGAACCTAGTTTTGTAAGTCATACCCGCTTCATCATCTACATCATATATACCATTTGGATCAACTACACCATAGTCTGTATCAAGCAAGTCTTTTAGTTTCCAGTTTTGTTTTGCTTTCCCATTAGACATTTGTACATCTTCATAGTCTGGATTGAATACTTGATACAGACTTAACAAGTGTGGAAGTAGGTCTCTGCTTACACCACCATATGCTAATTCTTTAGTTGTAAACCATGTACCAGGATTAGGTACTCTGTTTTTATTACACCAGTTAATATCAACTACACGACTTGTTCTTGCCATGTTAGTCATTTCATCTATATTGTGTCTAAACTGATTATTCTTAACCATACTAATACGACATTCAGGAAAGTCATAATATAAATCAGCCCAGGCTTTAGCAGTTGCTAACCCAGGCTTTTCTATATAAAGTGTATGACACCATGGTGCTATAAACCTTGCTATATCTTCATGTGTTTCATTTGGTGTACAGATATGTACAGTGTCATACATATCAATTGGCACTTCTTCTATGTCTCGATAATTAGCAGGTCTTTTAGTATCAACTGTTACAACTTCGTGACCCATTTCGTTTAGAATCTTAAAGTACAGTTGCCCAATACCCATTCCTACTATAAGACTTTTCATCATGCCTCCGAGAATAAACTGTTAAATTGACTAGATGCATTTACAGTTTTCTTACCAACATACCCTCTTGTTCCAACTACTTTCATCCATAGTTTTGTGTGTTGGTCAATAAGTTCCAATGCTTTGTCTTTATCATCTAATTCAAACACTCTTGCAATAACATCTTTAACTTCTGTTTTATCAAAGTTATCATCACATAGCATATTAGGATACTTACCTTTGTCATACTCTCTATTTGCTTCTTGTACACTGTTGATATGTGTATAAACATTATGGTTCATCATAAGTGCATATGCAAAACTATCCCAACTAGTTTTAGTGCTTGTACCCATTCTGTTTACATCTGTTGGACTATAGATACATACATCATTTACTTTTAGTCCTTTTGTAATAGGTGTAGGCATCCAAACAGTATCAGACTTCTTAAAGAACTCTGTAGCCATATCATCATAAGGTCTAGTATCAGAACTTAATGCTTTATCATCTGGAGCAACCGACATTAAATAACTCCATTTTTCATTTTGTTCTGTTCTATGCCCTGTGTACATTTGACCATTTGCAGTACATAAGAAAGGACTTGCACAATCAAAAGTAACTGTAAAGTTTTCATTATGATGTTTTCTAATTGCACGTTGTATATCTGTAAGTACTAGTGCCCATTCAAGTTTACTTGTACCTAAGAAGTGCATAAAGTCTTGTTTACCTTTTTCAAGTAAACCATCATAACGTAATTCAACAACACGTTTAAGAGCAAGGTGTAGGTCGCACATATTTTGTCCACCCATTGCCCAACCATTAAAGTGTGCATCAGGATAAACTTTGGGATCACTAAACTGTTTCATTTGTGAATACCAATCGTCTGCTTGTGCAAAGTTCTCACCTTGTAGTACGTTTAAGAACTTACAATTACCATTACGATTTTTAATAAAGTATTCGTTGTTTTGTTGTGTGCCTTCTACTGCTTCTTGATAAGAACTAATCTTACTTGCACTTGCACCTTCTGGACTTCTACTTACCCATGCAGGAATATCAAGTATCATTCCATAATCCATAAATGCGTCCATCCATTTTAGAACGCCATCACGTTTCTTTTGTGCTTGTGGACAGCCACTGCCTTTACGCCAGTCGCCTTCCCATTTACCCTTACCAATCTGGAATCCTCCACTGTCGCCTAACAGCCAACTAGTGTTACGATTTCTATCTCTATACATATCTTCTCGATACATATCTTTCTGCAAATCTAAACTGGCGTGTCCAGCCGAGTGTAAACTCCACTGATACTGCCATAGACCTTCAGGCGCCAACCAGTTAATACTTTCTACACCATGTTGTAGGAAACTAGGAACACGATTATAATCAATATACTCGTGTCGTCTTTGTCTACCTACAAACAATGCATAGAATGTACTGAGTGCTGGCAAAAAGATTGCATAGTCTTTTTGTTGTTCTGTTAGGTTAGTATGCATTTACTACACCTACTATTTAGATTGTGCTGGTAAGATATAATCGTATGTAATCATTCCGCTGTCAACAGTAATCATACTTGCACCCTCATCAGAGAATCGCATAGTAACATCACCTGGAAGACTTAGAATACTAATTACTTGTTGTACGGGCCACTGCCAACCATGTTTAAGAGCACCTGTAATATCAGGAGCAAATACAAAGTTACCTGCGTGTGTACTGTGGTCACCAAAATAAAACTTCAAGTTACCATCTTCAGTTTTAGCAACGAAAGTTGTTTCTTCACTGTGTACTTGTGCCTGCATCTTAAGTCTTTGTACAGCCGCTACACTTGGTTTAATTTCAACGTCCCACTTCACGCCTTTAAACTTAACTGTTTTAAGTTTGTCATTAATAACTTCACTTGTCATAAAGCGATAGTCATTTTTAAAGTCGCCTCTAACGTTTTCAAAATACAAGCCTACAGGAACTTCAGAACCATTACGTTCTTGTTTGCTAATTGTAATTTTAGCATCTTCCTTATATTCTTGAATGCCTAGCAGAATTGCTAGTTTATTTAGATTCGGCATACCAAAAGTTCCAATGAACTCTGCGTATGGATTCTTAAACTTTGCTTGAACAATAACACTTCTGTCTTCAGCAAGTCCTTCAATACTAGTTTCAGTATCACTACCTTGTACTTTAATCAAATCAATAAAGCCTAGGCTGTGTGTATGCTGAACTATATCATTTAAATAGTCTTTCATGTCGGTTTCACTCCATTAGTTATTTTTACTATTATATTTAGGTTTTTGGTAAAAGTCAAGTACATTTTACTCAAACGTAAATAAGTCATTAAATTTAGTAGAAGTATTAGAATCTAATGTTAGATCCCATTCTAGTACTTCTAGTAAGTTGTTAATCTTGCTATCAATAACAGTACTTTCCATAGCACCATCATCAAACGGCAACTCTTTAAACCATTTAGGCAAGTGTGTTTCATCTGTTGGATAAGCAACACTTGTATATCCTAAAGGATTTGCTTTTAGTTTACAAACAATAACTTTAGCACCATCTTTAATTTCAGTACTGTATCTGTCACTGTTCATTTTACGCAACCTATTCCAGTTCATACTTGCTCTAACGTGTCCTGGCATATTTGCTTTTCCAAGTCTTTCTTCTAATGCTTGGAACTTTGTCATGTTGTTAGCACGTCTTGGAGATCCTTTCTCCCATGCTGGCCTCAACATAAATTCTTCTTTAAATTGTTTTACTTTTTCTAATGTTTCATCTCTACCATTACCTGTAAGTACTCCAGTCAATACATCACTTAAAAAGTCCTGTACAATCTTAGGTGTATCACTACGTTTAAGGTCAAGTCCCATAGCCTTAATCTTGCCTGGACTTTCTCCTGTATCTGTTCTAAAGCCTTCAATGTCATAATAAAGAAGTGCATAACGTTTCTTTGTAATAAACAAACCTTTACTTGCAACCATTTCTCTACCACCGACAATGATTTCACCATTCTTACGTGGACAATTAAATGCGTCTTTCATAAAGTCAGGAAAACTTTCATTTACTTTTTCTGCGATACTATCATAAAGTTTGATAGCAAAGTCTTTGTTCCAATCAAGTTCACCTTTTTCTACTTGTTCTTTTACCATGGGCCATGCACTAAAATATGCACTATCAGTGTCACCATATATGATTGCTTTACCTAAATGATCATACTCACCTGTAATACATTCATTTACATATGCGTCCATGTGTTTTGCAATGGCTCTACCAGATAATGTAGTACTTTGTCCAATACGTTTATCAAAGAATCTACAGCCTGGATTTAGAATAGCACCATACAAACTATTTAGGTTAATTTTTTTAACCAACTGTCGTTTATCCCAGAATGCTTTTTCTTCTGGAGTAGTTGCTTCACCTTTTTTCTTTTGTAGTTCTTTACGTTCGCTATACCATCTTGCTAGTAGTCCAGGGACAACACCTTCTTTATCACTTGAAAATATTGTACCATTAGCACTTAACATCCATGGGTTGTTTTGTAGGAATATCATTTTATATATTTGGGCACCTGTCATTACATCATTGCCACCATCTTCCCATTCAACAACAATCTCTTGGCTTGTGTCTTGTTTCATAACAAGTTCATATTCAATACTACCAAACATACCTTCCCACGCATCTGCAAAAGACTTTTTATTATCCATTGCTTCTTTAACGTGTGTGTTTGTATAGTCTGGACGAAGTTGTCCTACGATAGTTTCATTACCCATGTTCAATGCTCTAATTGAACTAGGGTACAGACTGTTAATATCAATACTGCCAATCCAATCATGCAATCCTTTTTTAGGATATGCCACATAAGCACCTGCCGCCTGTGTGTTACCAAGTTCTTCTCTACTCTTACGACTTGGAACTACTAGCCCTCTTTCATGTGCTTCATTAATAATTGCCTGTTCTGTAACTGCTACTGCACCCATTGTTGTTTGCAGTAGTACAGTATTGGCGTGTGCAAGTTCACTACTCAATGCCATAAACTTTAACTTCTCATCAAGTTTATTAAGTAGCATTGTATCTTGTCTATTATAGTCTAAAAACTTTTCAAAGTCATTGTTATATAACTGATCCAATGTTCCTTCATATTGAACTTTACGTTCATCTAATTCATATTCGCCAATAGCATCTAGCGAATAACTATGCATTTCATGATATGTATACTTACGATAAAGTTGCATATAGTCCATATGCACTCTACCAATAGTATCAAATGTTAGTGTTTCTGCACCAAATCTTTCAAACGTTCTTGCTTTAGGCTTTTGTCCCCACAAACAAAAACGTCTTGTATCATCTGCACTTAATACTCTTTTAACTCTGTTTACTAGATAAGGAATATCATAACCTTCACTGTTCCAGCCACTCAAAATATCTGCATCATCAATTAGTGTTAGGAATGTATCTAACAGTTGTGCTTCTTCTTCAAATAAGAAACAGTTTTCAAACTTATCTGTAATTGCTTTGGCATCTTCTTTAGTCATGCCTTTAGGAGACATACACAATGTAATCAATTGTTTTGACCATTGTAAGTATAGTGTAATTGCAGTTACAGGATTAAATGGATCTTCAGGACTACTGAATCCTCTATCTTTATCAAAGTCAACCTCAATATCAAAAAAGCAAGTATGCAAGTCTGGTGCATCTTGTCCAAGATAGTTTTCTTCTAGTACACGGAATACTGGATTGAAATCACTTTCATAAAGACGTTTAGTCCCTACAAGTTTTATTTCTTTACGGAAATCTTTTAGTGTGCGACACTGTACTCTAGTTACAGGTGCTCCATAGATACTACGATGCTTACCACGAGGGTCATCATAATAAAAGATATATTTTACTGGGAAATCTCTATATTGTCTTTTGCCGGTTTTATCACGTTCTACTACGTGGATACGGTCTTTATCTCTGTCAAATAAACAGTCAACGTACATTTATTACCTCTGTTGCTTATGGCCAACATAGCCTTGTTACTTGCTTTATTAAGCGATTGCGTTTTCAATTAAGCCTATAATATAAATTATTGTTAAGCCTGCGTTTAATACTATTAGTGAACGTTCTTTCCATAACACACCAACTAGTACCCAAATACCGTTTGCTAATGTAAATGCATAACTATACCAAGGATATAAATTAAAACTTGCCATAGTTGCCGCGATTAGCAATATTATTGTGCCTAGCCATGCTAGTGATTGATATGGTTTAGTGTCCTGCTTCATACTCATCTTTTGAAATCATCTCCATCTCTATAGCGTCTATTTTAGCATTTTTATCTAAAATGTCAAGCGATTTCATTAACTTTTTGTAAGTAGACTCTGTCCAAAAAACTGTTGCTTCTTCTGTGCCTTTAGTTATAGTTACTTTGTAATATACTGCCATAATGTTTGCCTAATATATTATGGGGATATTCTCCCCATAATATCAAATTTAACAACCTACTGATTCTTGTTCTAAATATGTCATCATATTTTCAGGTGTTGTTTCAATATACGGATCATCGTCTGCTCCGTCATTGTTAATGCCTGGCTCTTGCCACCATTTTTCAATTACACCATTATTGATAACACACATATATCTCCAAGAACGATTGCCAAAACCTCTATGATTTTTACCGATCAACATACCCATATATCTAGTAAAGTTACCAGAACCGTCTGGAATAACTTTTACGTTTTTGATTTTAAGTACTTCAGCCCAAGCATTCATTACAAATGTATCGTTGACTGAACAACAATAAATTTCATCAATGCCCATGCTTTTGATTTTATCATAGTTTTCTTCAAAACTAGGAAGTTGTGTCGATGTACAAGTAGGAGTAAATGCTCCAGGTAGACTAAACAATACTACACGTTTACCTTTAAAATAATCGTCTGTAGTTTTTTCAGTCCACACACCTTCATCAAAACTACAACCTTGTTCTAAAACAACGTCGCCTTCTCTAACTTTGAAATTTGTTAATGGGATTTTAAATCCTTCTACCATTTTATGTTTTTCCTTTTTACCACCAATTTGCGGCTATTCCGAATCCAAATACATTAACTAAACTAAAATAGAATGTTAATACTGTTACCCATGCCGCGCCACGTCTAATTGATGCATAACATTGAGTGACTGATCCAATAAAGAATCCAGGGTATACATACATCATATTTGGATCCCTGGCATTGAATGCCAAGGTTAAACTTGCACCGACTGTAAATATAAAACTTACTAATTCAAATGCAAATGCTGTCTTATCACTTTTATATGAGTTAACCCAAAAGGCTTTTATATTCTTCAAGTATTTGATCCGCCAATTTTACCTACAGTTGCTAGAATATTTTCTAGTGAACCATAATCATCAGCATTTTCTTGGAAGTTGCCTTTATGAGCAGTTCTAATAGCCTTCTTAAGTACACTAGGCTTAATACTCATTTCTTCTGCGATTGCTTTTACTGTGTCATTAAGACCTTCATTTAGGTCTTCTACTTCTTGCATTACACTAATGCCTTCATTGATTACCTGAGTTAGTTTTGCTTTTTCCTCAGGATTGAAAACTTTGTCTGCACTCATGTGAACTCCTTGTTCTAATTGATATACTTCTCTTATAATATATGATTATGATACTGAAGTCAACCGTTATTTTTATGAAAGTTTAGGGTTGAATTGGAATAGCATTTCTTGTGGTTTTCCAGTAGTAATAATTGCTGGATTCTTTTTAGCAGTAGTAACTTTGTCAAAATCATCACCTGTAACCATAACACCTACGGCATTATCCGCCATACTAATACCACACAATACTTGCCATGCACCACCTTGTTCTGATTGTTTATACCAGTCAAAGTTTGCTCTAATATATGCTAATCTAACTGCGTTAGCATCTGCATTTGGTTTTGCGAATTCATTTGCAACTGCTTGTCCATGTGATTGGAATATTTCTTTAAATACTGCTTCACCCATTTTCTTTTTACCCGCTGGGTCATCTTTGTATGCTGAATTGGCAATATTTGTAAATGTTTCAATGTTCATACTAGATTGGTTTGCTAGGAATTCTTCAACTGGACCTTTCATTTTGGGATCACTAGTTACTATTTCTAACATTTTATCTCTGCTAGGAACATTACCTGTTTCACCAAAACGTCCACCACCTGAACCTTTTTTCTCACCAATAGCCGCTTTTACTTCTACAGGAGTATTGCCTACTGTAACATCACCTTTACCTTTGATAGTAATAGTTGAACTTAGAATAGCCAATGCGTGTTCCATTGGACCTTTCATTTGTTTTCCAACACCATATGCTCTCAAATGTAAAAACACTTCTTTGTTAACTGGACTATCATAACATAGTTTATCAATAGTATATGTTCCTGGTGTAACTAATACTTTTGGATTAATAACTTTGTTAGTAGCCAAGTTATCAGTAAACTTCATTTTCTCGCCATAGGATAGTGGAGCCTTTGCAATCTCACCTGCAATCTTCATTACTTCAGTGTCTGGGAATTCGTCCTTTAATACGGATGGTAGTACTGATGTGAATCTATCTAATACTTTGTTCTTGTTTAAAACAGTATAGATTTTATCTAGGACTTGTTCAGCCTGCTTTGCGGCATCTTTATCATCAGTATTAGGATCAATTTGATTAATACTGTTGATGATTTCCTTTTTAGCAGTTTCTAAATCTGTGTATTCTCTAATAAATTGTCTGGCTCGCATTATGCTTTATCCTATATTATAAATTATTTATCACTTTATTAACTCAAAGTTCCATGGAATATATTGCCGATAATTAATATTCTTAACAGGTCCAAACGAATCAACATAAGCATGAAACAGTTTTATTTGCTCTGGTGTATTAGTTTGCTTAATACAACCTTCTAAATAACTAATAACATCTTTATATTTGTTAGCATCTATTTCTTTTATATTATCAATCGATTCTTGTAATACTTCATTTGGACATAATGATGCGTGTAAGTATTCTTGTTGTCCTAGTGGACCGTAGTCACAGTTAATGTTTAATCTTTTAGATTCTTTTATAATATCAGAAATTTGATGAACATTAAACACATGAACAACATAATGCCACATCTTTTTGATATTTTTATATTGATTTATTAACTCCATTCTTTCTAAAAACCAGTCGTAATTATGTGGAGGTCTTACTACTTCATATAAATCGTAAACACCATCTATACTTATTTCTATAAAAACATCATTGAACTTTTGTATTTTATCTAAGTATTCTTTTGATACACTTCCGTTTGTTGTAAAGGAAAGTTTACCTTGATAATTTTCTTCTTTAAGCATATCTAGTATTTTGTGTAACTCTGGATGCATAAAAGGCTCGCCACCATTAAATTCTATTTGATTAAATTTATTTAAGTGACTTTTTATTTCTTCAGATTTAATCCAGTCAACAATACTTTCTAGTTTTAAGTTGCCACTTTCAACGACCTTTTTAGTAAATTGTTGTCTTTTAAACTTTTCTTGCATAAAGTAATCATTTGGATTATTTTCTAAAACTTTTTTATAATCTAGTCCAACTAAATGACTGCGTTGTGGCCTACATATATTGCAAGACTTATTACAGATATTACTATAAGCAAAATGTAATTTCTTTATCTTCTTATTATTAGCCTGCGTTCTTAAACTATGCCCACTAATTTCTTCGTCTTTATAACAACGTCTACATCCTTCGATATATTCATTATTATTCATTTGTTTTTTAATATTTGATAACCAGTCGCTTTGAAAATATTCAGTCGGTGTTACATAACTAGGTTCGTCTTTACTTCTAAACTGACAACAAGGTGCCGCTCTACCTGTTACGTCATAGTGTAACCCATGATCGATATAATGGCAATATCTACTATTCATTATTTTTCTGATTCGTCTTTATAATTCCACTCGTCAGTATGTCCTACACTCCATTTAGGATTATTTTCTACTGTGTAGTTTTGTGTGCAAACTTTAAAGTCTGGTGTTTGTCTTTTACCTAATACTAAACTTTGATCTGTAAACACTATTCTATTATTTGGTTGTGCGGCAAACTGTCCATTGTCTAACTTAATAACATTAAAGGATTTGTGTTCGGGGTCATGTTCGGATAAGTTTTGGTTCAAATAGTTCCTATCTCTATGGGCGTTATCTATTGTGAAGAGGTATTCACCTTTGTGCATTTTTTTATCTTTGCCAAAGAACTCACAATCACACAACATCGGCTTTTTAATTACAGTGATATCATAATCAAAGCAATCCCAAATCTGCAACGTATCTAACGGCAATTGGTCTTCCGTGTTATAATCCTTCTTCCAGACAAATGCACTGAGAGGTAATTTATCAAACAATGCGCCGTAGTCTGTGAGGAGTGTTTCGAAGTACAATGCTTTTCCTTCAACACTCTTAACTGATATCCAAATACCCGGCGTTAGTTCTCCATGCCCGTACTCGAGATCATATAGATACTCTTTCTTTACATAAACATCTACTGGGGGTAAATTATGAACTAAAAACGCCATACACAAATCCTTAAATCTTTTTAAATTTAATGTACTACTATTTAGTTAGAATTTCTATGACAAGTTCGCCTTGTCCTTTAATTACTCTGTGGTATTTCTCTTTGGGAATAAAATGCGATTCGCCCATTATTAAGTCTTTGGGCAGTTCATTGTCCATTTGTAGTTTCCACCCATTACTACTAATAACTTTAATAGTACGATCTTCAGCGTCTCTGTGCCATACTAAATCTTCGGGCCAGACTTCTGCTGGAAAAGTCCTTATTCTTTTGTTGTTTGGAAAGTCCTCTTCTAAGAAAGGATATATGTTACCACCAAGTTCCACCGCCACTTAATCCTAAACTTTTTGCATAACGTGGTAAACGACAAGCCCAATAGCCTGCTTTTGTTTTGTCTTTTTTGTTTTCGCAGTCGTGTCTACTAGCAAAACTTTTTCTTGCTTTTGGATCTCTCAATTTAACTGAAAGTTTTCCACCGCCACCTTCTGCACCAAATTCAACTTTTACTACATTACCTGTTTTTGGATTTTTAGTGTAGACGTAGAACTTTTTACTACCACCACGTTTTGGTTTATTGAGATCAACATCTTTGCCTCTATACTCTGCTTCGCCAAGATGCTTTTGATGATTCTCTTCATCAATAATCATATCTAATGGAACATCGCCCCATCTAGTTTGCTCCCACTCTCCAAGTAGTGTATCGCGTAGGATTTCTTCGTCAAACCAATGTAAGTTTTTTAACTTACCTTCGTTATATAGTTTCCTCGACTCTCTATACATTTTAAAGTATTCGTCACTACCCATACGAAAAACTGATTCGTGTAGTGGGATATTATTAGTAAGGTGATATTGTACACCTTCATTGCCTGGTAGTATTTCTCTGTACTTCATGTTAGTATTTATACATATTCAGTGAATATGCTTAACCCTGTTTTCTCTATAATTCCGTTATCTAAAAAGTTACTTGCACAATGTAATTTTGCACAATCGAATATTATAACATTTCCGGGTACCCAATTACACTCTGTTTCTACACTAAACCCTTCCAACCATTCATTTTTCATATGTCCTGTATCAATGTTTGGCACTCTATTATCCTCGTGCAATTTGTATACATCCTCATATGTAAATATGGGCTCATTTCCCTTTTCATACTTTCGTGCAGATTGTTTATTTTTAAAGCACTTTACAGGTCTATCAAAATACATCTGTTCAAAGATATAAAATTTTGCGTCTGTGTCGTTGGGTACCTTAAACTCTGCATAAACTTTTTCCAATGGTATTACAATACACTTGCCTGGAAGTATATTGGTGTCATGTGGAACGTCGTTGTGTAGTATGTGTGGTTGTTTAACTTCAAAGTAGTTACCTCCATAGGGTTTAATTTTTTTGCCAAGTACTTCTTGTACTCTATTCATAATGTCTTGGAAATGGCCATCAACTGCATCTGGTAATGCACTTGCTATTGGTCCTGTGTTCTTAAATACTTTTGCAGAATCGGGTCTATGCTTATGTACATTTAACAAATGTATTAGTGCTGATTCTGATATAAAGTTTTCAAGTTGTATTGTAGGACTACAATTATCTAGGATTGTTTGTTGTCTTTGGGTGAGCATTCTTTACATCTACAATGTTTACAAACTTCGATCAAATAAGGTTCGTCATCAGTTCCGTAGTCACGTTCTTCTCTCCATAACGGTTGACCACAATGTGATCCGTGTCCGCAATTTTGACAAGCATTCATATACTACACACCTGCTAACTTTTTAAGTCTATCTAGTTCTGCTTTACGTTTTTTTAATTCGTCTTGCAATTCAGGATCATCTTTAGTATGTTTATTCATTTGGATATCTTGTAATGCTTTTTCTTTTGCTTCGATATCTTTTATTTCTTGATCCTTAGTCTTGAACTCATCAACTTTTTTAAGTAACTGTTGTTCTTCTTCTCTAGTCACTTGCTCTCCTTCTTGAACAGTGTCTTCCATTGTTCTTTTGATTACTGAATCTTTAACCATATTAGTTGCCGCACCGTATTTTACGGCTTCCCAATCTTTACCATAACGTTTTTTGAAATCAGCATCTGGCATTTTGTCAGCAATCTTATCACGTTTTTTAATTTGTGCTTTAGTTAATTTTGCTTCTAATAAACCTAAGTCTTGTAATCTATCATAGATCCATTCATCAGGCATACCAGTTCTTGCTTTCATAACACCATATGGCATTTCGCCTGAGTTTGAATAGTAATCAAATAACTCATCATATACTTTAGAACCGTAATCAATATCTTCTGCATCTGTAACATTGTGCTTGTCTAAGATTTGTTTAACTTCATCTTCTTCTGTTGCTCCTGCTACAGATTCGTTCAATCTTTTTTCAACTAGTTGTCTATATGAATTTAATATGTTCTCGTCAATAACACCTTCTGTTTCTGATTCGCCCATCTTACGTTTGTTTAACATACCAAATACTGCATTAGTTAATTTAACTAATCCTTCTTTAGTATTCATCATCTTTTTCATTTTGGCTTTGTTAGTGTCGTTAACTTTATCATATACTTGAGTAATAGCACTTGCAGTATATAAGTCAACTGTTAGATGACCATCGTCTAATTGTACTTTAGCATTTTGCTTGTCTTTAACAATTAATCTTAATCTATCTAATACACTATTGCCTTTTGGAGTTGGCGCATGATCTTCTTCCATCATAGGTGCAAGGTCTTTTAATAAAAATTCTTTATCGTATCCTTGAGGTTCTAACATATCAATTAGTTTAAGGATTTCTTCTTTAGACCAACCCTTGCCAATGTAATCGCCTACTTCTGATTCTTCAGCAGGGCCACGGTTTCTAACACCTTTAATAATTGCATCATAAGTACTTTGCACTTTGCCAGTGTTAGATTCGTTGATATCTTCGTTTGCTCTTTTTAGTGCGTTTGCAACGCTAGGGTGTTTTGATAAACCTTTTGCAATTTTTTCAATAGTAGCAACTGCACCACTGTAATTACCTTGTTTGTATCTTGGGTCATTTAATATACCAAATGCTTGTTTAATTTGTTTATCATCGAAACCAAGTGAACCATCGTTTGATTTTTTCATTAAGTCAGCAAGTTCTTTTTCTAACTTTGGAACATCTTTAGTAGTTAATCCACTTTTAGGTGCATTACGTTTTGCCATAGCAATCTGGTCCTTTTTAGCATCAATCTTGTCTTGCAGATTAAGTACATTAACTCCCATTACTGTTCTTGGTTTTGGTTTACCTGTAGTAATATCGATATTAGGATCGTTGTCAACTTTTTTATCTCCAGGCCATTTATTTGGATCATCTTCTTTAGTATGCAGATGTGCGTCTACACCAGCAGTATTTTTTAATTTTTTCATATCAGCAAATTTCTTTGCCGCGGCATAACTTGAAGGTGCTTTAATTTCTTCTTTGCCGTGTTTTGCATGAACTACTGTATATGTGTTATCTTCTTCTGATACAACATCTTCTAACATTGGATAGTATTTTCTTACTAGTGCGTCACGTTCTTCTTGTTCATCTGGTAAAATGTATCCACGTGTGTTATGTGCTGTCATAATCATATTCATACGTTTTTGTTCTTCTTCAGTACCAAACATCATAGCAAGTTCTACTGCATTTTCCGTATGCATATTTTCTGCTTCATTGTCTAAGAAATCTGTTTTAGTAAATGTGTAATTTACTGGTAAAGGTAATTCTTGTTGTGTATCGTTTTCTTCAATGCCTACAAGTTCATCGAATTCTTTGTGTAAGTCATCATATTCACCATCTTTTAAATTTTCCAAGTAGTAATATAATGAATCTAGTTGTGCTTGTTCGCCCGGATCTAATGCATGAACTTTTTCTTGTTGTTTAAAGATTTCAATTTCTTGTTCTAATTCACGTCTGTTCATTGTCTCTGGATGCTTGTTAGTGCTTGTCCAAGGACTGTAACTTTCGTTTTCAATACTTTTCTTTTGGAAGTCTGCTAGTTGTTCAATAGTATCAAAAGGACCACCTACCATCTTGCCATTTCTAAATGCAGAAAACTTACCGTCTTTGTGTACAGCCGAAATGCCATACTTGTTCATGCCTTTTGCATCATACTCTTCGATACTTTCATCGTACCCATCGTACTGTCTAAATTCGTCATATGTTATAAACATATCTGTATCTGGGTCATAGTACATACCTTCTTTTGGATCGTAGTATAATACTTTACCGCTTTTTGTAGGGAATGGACCTTCTAGTCCATCACGTTCTTGATACTTGTCTGTGTCATAATCTGGTAGTTTGTAATAGCCCTCACCTAATCCTGCTAGTTGCATCATACGATCAATATCACTATCGGATTTTGCATATGCTGTCTTAGGCTTAGGTAACATTTTTTCAATACCAATTAGTTTAGCAATTTTTTGGAAACCTTCCCAACTGCTAACCATTTTTTCATCTTCTTTAGATTGACTACTATCTCTTTGAGCCATCCAATTGTTAATTCTTGTAGCAAGTTTAGGATCAATTTCAACTACTTCACCATCTTTAAATCTTACAGGATGAGTACCTGATTTTCTTGCTTGAATATTTTGTAAAACTCTAGTAACGTCACTTTGTTTAATTGGTTCTTTTTTATCACCAATACCAAACAATTCAATTAATTGTTCTTCACTATAATATTTTCTAGGTTCTAAACGTTCTTGTTTAGTAACATTAATATCGTTTACTTTCATTTTTAGTGATCCTCGTCTTTCATAAGTTCACCATCTGGCATTACATGATAACCGTCTGGGATAGGTTTACACTTTTGTTCATCGTTGCAAAAGTATTCACCTTCCTTACAATCGTTTTTTGCTTCTGGTGTATACTCATGTTTATAATCTTCTAACTCTTGTTTTAAATTACCTTCTGGTACAATGTGTGCCATTGCATCATAATGTCCATCTTCGATGGCTTCATAAGCATTTGATAATGCTTCTTGGATATTTTTTAAACCAGTTTTGTCACCACCAACGGCATCAATTTTTCGTGCCACCATGCCGTCGATTCTAAATAACTTTTCTAAAGTATTAATCATTGCACTTGCTTTATGAAACATATTATTTACATATGCTTCATCTGGTGTTTCTTCATTAACTGGTTCTGCTTCTTCTTTGTATTCATGTCCTTCGTCTTCGGCTGTTGAAGCAAAGGCTTCTAGTACTTGCTCTGTGGAGATAAAGTCGTCGCTTTCGATATGAAATACATTATCAGTATTATCATAATTTCCACTAGCAACAACTTCATTATCAATTAGTACGTCTAAGTTATAGCCGTCATCAAATTGTTCTGTCATTTCAATTTTAATATTGCCTTTAGTTGCAATAGTTTTGCTTTCGTTGGCTTCATTAAATCTACTTAAAATGTCACGCATTTCATTACTAGGTTGTTCAGAGGTTTTGTTTTCCTCTGCCTTGTAATTCTCTGTGGACATTTCATTTAGTTTATTCACCAATGATGCAAAATCGTCTGACATATTACTCTCCTTTAATTGACTCTTGTGGAACTATTTCTGCTGGAACCTCTGCTGGAGGTCCTTCTGGTTGTGGATTTGCCGGAACCGCAACGATTGTAACATCATCACCAGCCATGTCATATTCCAAGTGGTGCTTTACACTACTCATATAGTCTGCTGATTTTGTAATCTTTGCTTGTACCCAGCCTTCTAAGCCTTGCTCTTCACTTACATTTTTTAACATCTTGTGAAGTTCAATGGCGTATTTCGCAATTTTGAATAAGTCCGAACGAGCCATTTGCACTTCATGGTCTTTCTCCATGTGATGTGCATCAGAGCTGATATCTTCATTTAATTTTTGTTTTTTAACGAATGTTTTTGCTCTCATAATAACTCCAATTTCTTGTGTTCTATGTTGTATTTATACTTTTAATTCAAATATACTATCTTATAATATACCCATTATTCGACTAATAACACGTTAGAAAACTGTTATTACTTGCCAAATATTGATTTTACTTTATTAGTATAAGGTTTGAATTTTGTCTTTTTCTTTTTAGGAGTTGTGTATCCGTATGGGTCTACTGCTTTACGAGCCTTTTTAGGATCTCCAAATAGTGGAAAAGCCAACTGAGCACCTGCTACTGCTACGCTATCTGTAGCACCTGCGGTTGCGTCTTCAGTGACTTTATTGTTCTGTGTTATTTCCCAAATTTTCATATTACTATTTATATTAATGATGCTCTGTCATGCTCAAGACTTTTAATACATTTTCCCATGTTTTTGGTATGTTCATTACTAAATGTATAACATTATCGTCCCAAGCGGCTGTTCTATGTGTTTTTCTTGTGTCTGCATAGTACAATCTCATAGGTTCAATATTAACACGTTTATAGTCGTGTTCCCATTCAAAGTTACCATGTCCACAGTTATCACTTAAAAAGCCTACAATTCTAAAACAGTCTCTACTTAAAAATGGTGTATCTCTGTGTGGAGGGAACCAGCCGCCTTTGTTTAATTTAACTATCATTGTTCTGCCCAGTGTATCGAATGCTTTTAATATAGGGTGCAATGATGTTAAGTTATGAAATGCTTCGGTTGGATATTTTAAATCAATTTCGTTAACACGTTCGCCAAGTCGTTGTCTTACTTCAGGCATACTCAAACTATCTCCCACTGAGTCTCCTTCGGCACCTACTAACATCAATCCTTCTCTGTCATTGGTAACACCTTCACGTCTTAAATAAGGTACCCACTTGTCGTCGTATTGTTTTATTTCTTCGTTGAATAATCCTTTGTTAATTTTTATAGATAAAGGAGCAAAGTCTCCTATGGCTTGTAGTTGTAATTCACAACGTAAATCGTTTTCAGTTATTTCAGGCATTTTACCATTTACAAAATAGTGTTTATAATAATTTGGGCCATGCTTTCTTTGAGGCATCCAATTTATTTCTTTACCATCTTTAGTAAAATTATCGTCTTTATGCGCCATGTG